TGTTACGGTTGGCACATCTGCCTCTACCGCCCTTGCGGTTGCCGTTACCCCCGAAAGACGGGTCAGCGTCATCATCCAGAACCAACACGCTACGGCTGTTGTGACTGTTATCTTTGCTAATACTGGCTCTGCTGGTCTGAAGGTCAAGGCTGGCGAAAGTATCAGCCTTGATAACTACAACGGCATCGTGCGTTGTGTTTCTGATACCGCCTCTACCCCTGTTCATATTGCCTACGCTGTTTGCTAATGAGCGTAGACCTACATCGGATAGGCACAGGCATCTCGTCTGGCTCTAGCCGTAACGGGTTCGGGAACATCGTGTCGTTCCCTAGCGGTGCTCCTTCGTTTCCTGCTTACGGCACTTTTAATAGTTGGTCTTACGATGTCACCTACCCGATTGTTAACGGTGGTGCTAGTGTAACTCCTAATTTAACAGCCTATCCAAGCCAGTCCTGTGATGTCCAATTAAAGAACGATGGGGCTGGAGGCACTTACACCGATTGGACTACTGCTACGGATATTCAGTATTTTGCTTACGGAACATCACTTTCTACTGAATATTATGATGCAAATGTTAATATTGGTACAAGTTGCAATGGTAGTTTAACCTTCTCTAATGGCAGTACTTGGACTGCCTTTAACCACGATGGTTTAGGCGGCTATTATTCAGTTTCTGGTGGGAATAATTACCAGTCCTACGGATATCAATTTTACAACGAGACTTGCACTTATGATGACGGAATGGGCGGTACATATGATGTGAGTTATTATTATTACTCTGACGGCAATGGTGGCGTTTATGTCACATAACCTTTATGGCTACTGAACCTATCACAATCCCTGTCTCTTGGACTGCCTTTGTTAAGGACAAGTCCTGCCTTGGCTTCCAAGAGTTCCCAAAGGGCGGCAAGTACTTCGGTACACTCACCCTTATCACCAAGCCCACCGAGGCTGAACTGAAGGCTGAACTCAAGCGTCTCAAAATCTCTCTACCTGTATGATTACTATTATCCTTTCTACTGTCACCTTCCTTGGTGGCGTTTATGTCGGCACTCGCTGGTCTGAAAAGATTAAGGCTGTCTACTATTCTATCATTTCTCAATAATGCCTAATGAATACCAAAGGGATGGAGATATAGCGTTTATCGGGCTTAACAGCCGTGATAACCCTAGTTCTTTGCCTGAAGGTATCCTTAGCAAGTCTCAGAATTTTAGACTAGACCGTGGTGTTGCTCAGACCAGAAAGGGTCTGGAGCGAAAGACCATTGGCGACATTGTTGGTCAGACAATCTATTCTACAGGAACATACATTCTTCCTAGTGGGCAGGAAATGATTGTCCTAGTTGTTGCAAATGGTCTGTATACATACAACCCTCAGACAGAAGCACTTTCTGCTAAAATTTACTTTCCAAATAGAATAACTGGAGCAACTCTTACTTCTACTGACAGCATAATTGTAACTGTAACAAAAACAGCCCACGGTCTTTTGGCTGGTGCAAGCGTGTATGTGGAATGTGGTACTGTTACATACTCTGGCTTGTTCGTAATAACATCGGTAACTGCAAATACATTTACCTATTCTATGCCAAGGGTTGCATCTACTGGTGCAATAACTGGAGCCGCTTGTTCTTATAATGCCTCAGAACTAATTACCACACCCGATGGTTGTGATGTCTGTAATGCGGTGGATAAAATCTTTATTAGCAGAGGTTTTGATAAGCGTCCTTTAATGTGGGATTTGGCTAACACAATAATTGCCCTTCCTGTTAGTCCGTCCTCGGCTCACCAATTTCCAAACTGTTCAACATTGATGTACTATGGCAATAGACTTATTGCTATTGGTAAGCATCACGCAGAAACTGAAACGCTCCGAAATTACGATACTATTTCTGTAAGCAATTATCTAGACTATGCACATTGGGATATAGCGGATGCTTTTACGGTTAATAACGGAAGCAACGACCACCTTGTAGGCGTTGCCCCTTGGACGCTCAATGAGTTCCTTGTGTTTATGCGTAATAGCATATACTACATTTCAATTGGAAGTGACAGGTACATAACAGGTGCGGCTTTAAGTACAGACTCTTACATCAAGACTCTGGCTACAGACATCGGTTGTCTTGCTAAAAAGAGCGTGGTTCAGGCTGGTGGCGGCGTGTTTTTCCTTTCTGACAACGGTGTGTACTTCCTGCAACCTCAGCCAGCCTCTGCTGAGTCTATGAAGTTGCTCACGATGTCTGACCCTATATCGGCTCCAATTGACAATGTTATCCAGCGAATCAATCGTAATTACGCAAGCAACGCTGTTGCTACCTATTGGAATAATCGTTACTACCTTGCCGTTCCGCTTGACGATAGTACTGTCAACAATACTGTATTGGTCTTTAACTTCATCCTAAGGCAATGGGAGTCGGTTGATACATACCCTACGCTTGTAACTACAAAAAATCCTAATGTTATTGCTTACGGAATGGGAATGGGAGGTGACGGTTGGCAAATTAATACATCTGCATCTGGATTAACTGATTTTATTTACATTAGCATAACTAAATCTTCTAGTACGCCATATCACGGATTGGCTGTTGGAGATTATGTTAATGTAAATTTTAGTTATCCTAAAGTAGTTGGAGGTAGTCTTGCTTACAGCGGCGACCTTCCTCCAAGCGGAACATACAAAGTTATATTAGATGCGTATTCGAGTTTTGATGCTACATACTTTTATATAAAGATTCCTAAGTCCTCTTTTATTAATCTTCCGTATACTGGAAATTATCCTGCTTTAAGTTGGGATTATATACAGGGGTATGGTTGCACATTTGCCAAGGCTGATTCGGTTTCCCTCAAAGAGTTTATTGTAGTCAAAAAAGACAACCAGAGACGAATGTTCTTGGTTGACAACTACCAAGGCATTTTCCTTACAGAAGAACTAGATTACGATGAGTTCGGAGATTCTACTGGAAGCCCAATTTTGCCTATCCCTATTGCTGGCGTTGATACTGCTATAAACATAGCAAACGGAAGATATGGAAACCTTATATTAGTTTCTTCTCTTAATAGTGCTGGAATCCCTAACGCTAATGTAATAGTGCTAGACTCTCTGTCTTTCTCTAAAAACGACATTCTTGCCGTTCTTGAGACACGAAAGTACTCTTTTAAGAACATAGGTGACAAACGCTTTAGTTCATACGAAGCAAGCCTACTTACATCTGGTGGCGAAAAGATAGAAACCTATGTAGATGTATCAAATCCTGATGTAGTTGTTAAGGTTGACTCCTTTGGCTCTTCTTCTAATGAAGATTACACAAGGTCTAACCCTATAAGAAAAACTGGCTCAGATGCTTTAATAAGATTCGTTTCTTATTCAAAGCGACCATCTATCCGCTCGGCGTACATATACGCATCGCAACAAAAAAAGACCAACTCAAATAAAGACTAATATGGCTCAACTATCTAAAGGCGATACATTTGCCGACACGCAACAACTTACGGCTACCCGACTCAACCAACTCGTTGACTCTGCCACCCTTCTTGTGGGTGCTATTACTGACCAAACTGCTATTACTGCAAACACTCTTGAGACAACAGACACCACCATTGTCAGCGATGCTGGGGTTCTCAAGAAGGCTACCGTGGGAGACTTTTTTGGTTCTGGCATCCCTATTGTTTCTGCAACGCTTACCTCTACGGCAAACAAGGATATAACAATTACTCCTAATGATGGGGTTATTGTTACTGGAAGCACTTATGTAAGTTCAGACGGTCTTACTGTAACGGTAACAACACTAGTTGCTCACGGACTTCTAGTGAACAATGTTGTCCTTATCTCTGCCGCTGGTACTGGCTATAACGGAACCTTTAGAATTAGTGCTGTAACATCTTTGACATTCCAATATGTGATGCCGCTTTTGACGGCGGCTACAGTAACGCTAACAGCCACGGCGTGTAACTATACACGAAAAGCGTCGTCTTTAGTTGCTGGAAATGAAGTTGTTAATGGAAATCAATTTGTAACTGGGGCTATAGAGTCTCCTACCATAAAGAGCACTACAGCCGCTGAATTTAACCTTAGCACAGCCAAGACAAGTAATGTAACTACTGCTCTGGAACTTAGCGGGGTTCCTGTAATGGGACTTGCTTCTATTGCTGAAACAACGGTTCCGTTTTTTCAATGTGATGGCACAACTGCTGGTGGACTTTCGTCTACCTGTAATCAATGGAAAACAGTTACAACTCTTGCTTCCCTTACTAAGACAGACAAAGAAATGTGGGTAATTGAAGTTGAGTTTCCTGCTGTATATTATTCTTTGTATGGAGCAAGATTTAGACTTATTCAAGCAAGCACTAGCACAGTACTAGCAATGAATCAGTCTTTTTTGCAAGGGTTTTTAAACTTTCACACACTTCAGGCTAAATTAACGGCTGTAATTCCTGTTGGCACTACATTTACAACAGACTCTATTAGGCTTGAATGTTTTTATTCTGCAACTGCTGTTAATGCTAGTGCTATTCTTAATGTAGGATATGGCGGTGCTTTGACTGACAGCACTATTACTAGAGTTGCTAGAATTACAAAGTACAACAAACCTTAATGAACCTTGCTGACCTAATTAGTTTTATAGAAGAAAACCGATTTAAGGGCAGGGGTGAGTCTTTTGGCTGGAGCGGGGGTGAGTTGCAATTGTATTTACAATGGGCTGACAAGTTTAACTTCCTGTTTGTATCTGTTGAAGACGACAAGTTTACAGGGGTGGCAATAATGTATCCATTATGTACATCATTTTGTGGGGATGGGGATAAACTCTATGACTTCAGCAATACTGAAGAAACCGAACACGACGACTTGTGTATAATGGATTTCATATCTATTACTGATAAAGCAAAAAAAGACCTTGTAAGCCAACTTAAGACACGATATCCAAATTGGGAAGCCCAAAATAAGTGGGCTTTAAGGTTTGGAAGTCCACGGAAAATAACTAACAAATACATCAACCTTTTAAATAATTAATACAATGGGAAGCACAAAAGTACAAGCACCTAAACCAAGAGATTACAAGCAAGAGATGCTTGATGCTATGGCTGGACAAGAAGCAATCCAACCACGACTCCTAGCACTAGAGCGTCAGTATCAACCCCTGTATCAGAAGATGCAACAGGAAATGATGGACAGGCAGATGGAATACCAACTGGATTCCTACGGCAAGGCTATCCCTAAGGCGGCGGCTCTCAGCGGTCAGTTTGCTGACGCAATGGCTCCTGTGTATGGCAAGATGGGAGAACAGTCCCTGACGGCTTACAGGCAGGGTCTAGGTAGTGGTACGGCTGGTCTTTACGACACCCTTTTAGCACAGGCTCAGGGCGACCTTGCCGCTGGCAGAAACCTTACTCCTGAGATGACAAGGCAAGCCAATAACGCCGCTAGAGAGGCTATGACAGCCAGAGGGCTTTCTGGCAATCAAGGCATACAGGCTGAAATCCTTAACAACTATGCCTATGGTACTGACAGAGAAAATGCTGGCAGATTGTTTGCTGGCAATGTATATGGCTTTGGTCAGGGCAATTTCCAGAACGCTATGGCTATTTATGGCAACCAACTTATTGGTCAGTCTGCTCAATACTCTCCTGCTAATCTTTACAACTCTGCCTACGGAATGTCGCAGGGTCTTGGTGCTCAGATATTCCAGCCTGAGTCCCAGTACAACGCTAGTTTGATTGGTGCTAACCAGTCTAACGACTTGCAAGCAAGAATGGCTACTGCTTCTAATAAGTCTGCTCTTACTGGTGCTTTAGTCGGTGGAGTTGCTTCTCTTGCTACTGCTGGACTTAGTGGTATGGCTAAAACTGGAACTGGTTTCTTTTCTAATGCTAAAGGTTACGAAGGAAAAGCATACCCCACATAATTTATGGCTTCACAATTTTCTAAATACACAGGCGGCATTGCTCCCGTTCAGGGGCTTTACGAAATGGGTGCTCAGATTGGCAAGAACTATGCCGCTGGGATAAACTCTGTTTCTGAAACTCTTACTAAGGGCGTTGGAGACTATTACAAGATGGTTGGTGAGGCTCAATACGCTGACACAGAACTTGATTCTGCTGGTCAGAAATATACAGCCCTTGCTGAGATGCTTGGTAGCGAGCCTGAAACTGCTCACCTAGTTGAAGCAATAACGCCTATTCTTGATACAATTGCAAAGGGAAGAAAGGGAAGTCACAACGCTAAACTTTCAGCAGTTTCCCAAGTTGGTGCTCAAGGTAAGGCTCTTACTGAAACCTTTGGTTATATGGGTCTGGTTCAAGGTGCTAAGGAGCGTCGTTTGTATAATGAAGCGGCTGGACAACCCGCTGAAGGCGAAGAAACCCGAACCAAGTCGTTTGGTGTCAACCCTCAGGACACAAGATGGAGTCCTAACCTTTCCTACACGGGAAATGTAGAGCGTGTTAGAGGCAACTACAGAAAGTGGCTTGATATGCACAAGGACGAACTTGCTTCTGGTAAGTTCAGGGTGATGTCTGAAGAAGACTTTATTAAGGACTGGAAGAAGAAACTTCCGACTTCCATTCAAAACTCTGACCTTGCTCCTCAGGACAAGGCTTGGGCAATGGACATCCTTGAAAACAATAACTTACTTGAAGGCATAGATATTGACAACGACCCATCTATGGAAGGTCTGCGTGGTCAAGCGAGTTACTTCCAAGACTGGGCTACCATTAATCCGTACAGAGGTAGTGGAACCATTGACCCTGATGCGGCTCCTGCTGGAACGATTGCTCAACAACCCGCCGCTCGTTCTACAAATGGTTATGGGCATCCTGATGCCATTAAACTTAGAGATGAAAACGACAGATTAATAGCAGAAGTAAAAAGACTTAATGCTAGAATTGGTACTGGATGGTTTGGTGGAAATGACAGCGTAGATAGACCTAGGCGTGAGGAAATAATAAAGCAAATTGAGGCTAACAATAGGGTAATCGAATCAATGGGCGGTGCTTCGTCTTCGGCTGAAATAAACAAAGCAGAGGCTTCTAGAAACAATGGAGTTCCTCGGATTGTTTATGCTGACGACGATGAAGCGGCTCCAGAGCCTGTTATTGTTCCTGACAAGGTAGTTGAGCCTGAGACTGTTCCTACCCCAGTTCCCGTTCAGCGTATGGCTCCTGTTCCTGTGGCTCCTGCTCCTGCTCCAAGTGTTGCTAAAAGAAAGGCTGAACCTACTTATGACGAAAATGGAATTCTTACAGACCAAGGTGCAACTGATTTGCTAAATAATGCAAGCCAAATACTTGGAGTTCCAATTGAAGAACTTGAAAATCTACATAAATATAGTCCAGAGGCTCAGCGTGGAGTTGGATATTTTGACTGGCTAAAAGGTGTAGTTGAAGGAAAAATAAAAGCATCCGCTCCTCCTGTAGTTCAATCAGATGAGCCAAAAGAGGAACCTCAAATGTCTCAAAGGCTTGAGCCTATGGCTCCGCCTAAGGTCGCTGAAGCCCCTGCTCGTCCTACACCTATGGCTCCGCCTAAGGTTATTGAAACCCCTAAGGCTCCTACGGCTCCTGCCCCTGCT